AGAGTGAGAGTTGTGCCGACCGCAATATTAGCATAATCGGTTACCGTAATCGTACACGCCCCCGAAACGCCGCCGATAACGTGCCTGTGCCAGCCGACCACTTCTTCTTCGCGGCGGTATGTCATGCCGAGAAGCACCCCGTCTGAGCGCACAGCCCATACAATACTGTCGGGTTCCTGTTGGTATGCAAATTCGGTTAGGCCACCATCAGTGATGTGTTCTGCAAGGATTGTGAGATCGGGCGCAACGTAACTGTCTGAGTTAAAATTATAGACAAGTTCTCGGAGTTTACGCGAGGCACGCTGGAGAAAAAGAACGGTTGATCCGACCTGGACAGGTTGTATATTTGCAGACCCGAACGCGGATTGTTGTTTAATCTGGATATTTGTAGGCGATATTGGCTCGTCCGTACCACCTGCTCTTACTGCAAATTCGCCGCCCGAGGTTCCAACTAATAGAGCGCGAGAACTTGAGAGATAACGAATAACATTCACTTCGTTACTGCCTAAAGTGTATATCAGAGCATCACCGTCAGCAGTCCCAGCGGTAAAGTTTTCAAAATCACCAGAGTTAGAGAAAAACACTGTCTGGGGTTGATCTGATGTTCCAGCAAGTACCAGACGCTGTTCGTAAAATGCAATAGCACTTGGGTAGCCCGTTTGAGGCGAAAATGCGCCAAGCGCCCAGCTGTCATCTGCAGCAAGTTTGCCTACCAAAGTAAAGCTTGAGCCAGCGCTTTCTGCTGCAACGTCATCTGAGGGCGATACCAGCAATGTATCTTCAGTGACTTTGACGATGAGATAGTCGCCATTGTTTGAGCTTGTTCCACTCACAGTAATTGTCATGTTGTCGAGAAAGCCCTGTTTGATAAAACTTTTCGCTGTATCGACTATTCTATCGTTGTGTTCTAAACCTGTTGACGACGGATCACCCTCAACGAAACTAATGGTTGTGGCCGCATAAGTCGGCTCTAGTTCAGCCGTATAAAGATCGTTCTCCAAAGCCGTCGCCGTAACGCTGGTCGCACTGGCGCGTGCGGTTATTTCAGCGTAGCCGTGGTGAAGCTTTACAATTCGCCCGACATCATTCGCCGTAAAACCGTCGCCGCCGTTAATGCCTGTAGCAGCGCTGGCAGTAATTGTAATGGATGAACCTGTTCGATTATTGGCAGTCAATGTTGTGGTGGTTGTGTTGGCGTCTAAAAACGGACCTCGTTGAAAGTCTACATCCGTAATCGTCCAGGCGGTATGCGACGTTCGCGCAATCTTTCTGACAGGGTGACTCGGATGCACGACATACATCACATCAGCTGATTGTGCGAATTTTAATTCACTTAATTGTGCAGTTGTATAAGTTGTTGTTACTTCAACAGCTGCGGCTGGCGAACCCGAAGTCACTTGACCGCCGTCTTTAAAGATACGAAAGCCATTGTTAAAGAATTCAAGGCAATAGGCTTGGGTAACATTAAATTCAAAGCTGACCAAGCGCGATACAGCTGAATCGGATTTTGCGTCAGCCACATAGGTCGTGCCTGGTCGCCGTGATGCACCGCCGTGAGGATGGATCATAAAGTTCTCAAGCGTTTCACATCCACTGAAATACTTCTTTAGATCAATCCGTCCTGTTAAGCGTTCAGAAAGTTCGCCGCTTGTGAACGAGGAGAACGCAAAATTTGCTCTTGCCACTAGTTACAGCCTTGCATTTACAAAGGTGTCGGATTGGAGACTGCCGCTCACCGTCACATTTTGAACAGAACCTGGCGTGCCTTCTGTCGCATCGATAAATCTCGCTTCGCTGAGTTTCGCCTCATACAATTGAAATAATGTTCCAACCAGGCTCGTAGATTGCACAAGGGCAAAAGCTGTGTCTGCGGCCAGCCGCGCCGCTATCGTTTCTATCAGAAGCTGGTCCCATTCGTTGGGATCGGTCACACGGGCCAGGTAAATAAGGTTAAGCGTGTCCTCATCGCAGTGGATTTTTCTGCCTTCAACGCGAAAATCGACGTCCAGGTAATCCAGTCTCAAGACACGCAAACAGTACGGGTCTGTCGGAAGCTGAAACTGGTTCGTAAAGCCAAATACTGGGCTTTCCGTGTCAGCTGCTAATGCCCGTCTTGTGACCAGGCAGTTCCACGGATGAGCGCGAAACACGGCATCTCGAACATAATCAAAACGCTGGTTTGTCAGCCTTGCACTTTTTGAGTCTTCCGACCGTGCAATGATATTGCTGGCCCCGACCATGTTTAATGCTGAGTTAATAATGTCGACTTCACTCGCCATTTGTTTCTCCTAAAAATATAAGTAGTACAGTTCTATCGCCTTCATGCGGCAAGACTCGGTGCTGCTGATCGCTGGTATAAACGATCGCAGATAAATAATTGTTTTTGTATTCTTCAAACGGGTCACTAAATTGAAACGCACCACCGACATAATCACTCGGCGGCGTCAGCCCGACGGAAGCTGACATTCTGCACCAAGGCATGTGATTACTGTCTCCTGTATCGACATGCCATTCATGCCCTGCTGGATTGCGCTCGATTGTTGCGTAGCTTTTTTGCGTCATAGTTACAGCACCCAAACGCATCATTCCTTCAATGACCTTTTGGATACCGACAGTATTAAGGGGTATTTTACCTAATGCCTGTTTCAGTTTGTCAGCCTCGGCTGGCGATAAAATATCTTTAATTATTTTTCTCAATAGAAATAAGGAAGGGCGCAAAGCACCCTTCCCCACTTTCCTAGTTAATCGACAACGTAGGTTATTAAAAACGATAAATCGCCAGCGGTATCACCAGCTGCATCGGTTTCCAAGCCGATCAGATAATGACCGCCTGGGTCTGTGCTGTCGCCAGCATCTTCCCAAACCCGTTGGCCCATCGTGTTTACATTCCTAGCTTCAAATGCCACTTCCGTTCCTGTTAGCACTGCTGCCCGTAGGTCAGTTGTCGCGCTTGCATAAGCGTCAACGTCTTTGGCAGTAACATTGCCGTCGGCAGTGTACAGCCCAACATGCATAGTAACTGTTGTTCCAGAATCACCTTACCTTCAAGCTAAATCGCAAATTTAGCTTCGCCTTTCGGCTGCTGCATGTCACCATGCAGATGAGACTATATCTTCACCCTCTTACAAGGGGCTGGGCGCTTCGGAACCGCTTGATTCCTACTCGATTGCTCGATAGTCGTTGCACCTTCCGCTCTCGCGGCTTGGCTCAGAATTGTCTCTTGCGAGAGTTTTTCTGAGTTCACCCAGTTATTGCCTGCACATTACTGTGCAGCGACCCTGATTTTATCTAGGTCATCGTTATAGATCTTAATTGAAACAACCGCTGCATTGGTTGGAATAGGCGCTAACATAATCGTATCGCCAGCAGATAAGTCGCCTGCCGCCAATGCGATGGTTCCGCAAGCAATGCGCTGCCGACCGTGGAGAGTACGGCTCGGATTCATCACTTGTGGGTCAGCTAAGAAATTTGTGACAAGATCTTGATTGACATTAGCCATTGCTCATCACTCCTATTCGCTGCACAGAATTTGAACTACTTTTTCTTCTTCCATGCGAGTTGCACCGAAGGAAGAACACACATAAACCTGTGTGCTGTAGCTCTTATCTGCTCGTTGACCGATCTCGGTTTTGAGGTCTTTCCCCATTGCCAAGGTTATACCGTCTTCCGCAAATGCCAGAACCTGGCGTTGGCTGGAAGCATTGGTATTCAGTCGGGTTGACGTTATGAACTCAAAGCCCATGAACGTATTAATCTCCCCTTGCACTAGTGCTTTAACAGTATTGAAGTCTGCACTGGTTACAGTTGAATCGTTCAACAGGTCTTCAATCTGTTCTGGATGAACAGCTATAAACCGTTTGATCGACGGGTCGACGTTGTTCTGGTCAAGTATTTTCTTAGCATTGACCAGTTTGGCAATTGTCAAACCAGCAGCTGGCGAACCAACGGCTACGATCTGACCAGCTGGTAGACTTGTAGAAGTCGCCCCAGCTTTGCCTGTTAGTGCTGTACCATCAGCGGCGTCAATAATGGCGTCGTCAATGGCTCGTCCAATGGCATACGCGGCTGCGTTTGCATATGAACTTGTCGGATCGATGAGCATTTGGACTTTATCGGAATCGTCGATTAAGTCAGCATATTCCCAGTGATCCATAGTTACCATTCGTCTTGAATGGGGTGTTTCAGCAAGCGGTGTATCTCCGTGCCTGCTGGTCTTCTTTTGCGCCACCGCAGAACCGATCTGGTCGAAGAACGCCTTCTCACCAGTCACCGATTCCTCACGGACGGCACGCCTCAGTAAACTGCCTTTTTGTTGTGACAGCATTTGCACATTTGCGCTAAATTGCTGAACAAAGGCAGTCGTAATTTGTGTACTCATTCGCACACTCCTTTCGACATTGTTTGAACATTAGCGGCTCCCTGGCTTTATGCCAGACCCGTGCTTTCTTTGTTTTGCGAGGGCTACATGCTTGTCTCGGCTTTCATCTCCGTCAATCGCTTACTGGCTGTCGCTTTTCAGCAGGCTTTTGACAGTGACGATTAAGCAGCAGATTGTTCGTCTGGATAAATCTCCTGCATTAATCTCTGCACCTTGGTTACAAAATCCTGGTGCTGGGGGTGCGACCGATCCCAGTAGGGCGAATCAGGCCGCTGTAATTCGTTTATTTCAGTTTGCGCTTCCGCTGGTGTCATGGCACTGCTTTCGCGGTTGCCGACCACCTTGTCTTCGCTGACATTGGAGTGTATCCAGCTAGCCGCGTTAATCAGTGTTTTGACAAACGCTGGGTGATCGCGGAGCGGCACACCGTCATCGAGGACAAGATCGCTTAGACCGTCTTCCGCAAACTCCTCCAAAAAGTTATTTCCGTAGCCTAACCTTTCATCGTAGGCATTGCCGTATTCTTTCTTTAAATCAGCAACGGTCTGTGCTTTTGCCGCTTCGATATCGACGCCTGGCGCCATCGCGTTATTGGCAAATTCAACGTAGCTTTGGCTCAGTGCCTGCGCTTGTTTGTTATTTAAACCAACACCATGCGCGGCATCCTTAAACCACGTTACGAAGTCATCATTTATCTCTGTATTGCCAGGTGTATCAGAAAAATCAAGATCGTAGCCGCCGCTTTCTTTCGGTCGACCCAATCGGTCGTAGACTGCGTTCCAGTCGTTTTCATCAGCCCATTTGCCAGGCACTGGCACTTTATCCGCACCGATCATGCTCTGGGCATGAACGTAGGATTTAGCCAAGGCACCGACATCGCTAAACGTCTCAAGGCTTTGATGGCCTCGAATATCTTCTGGTAAATCATCTTTCCATGTTACTGCTACTTCTTCAGACGGGGCTTGCCCAGTTTCCACTGGAGCTTCCGCTACCTGTTCGTCAGCCATTTTTAGTCTCCTTCAGTTGGTTGAATATCCTTCATTAAACTCTGGATCATTAAAACGACCGATCTTTGGCCGTCGTTAAACGCTGAATCGCAGCAGCGCTCTGCATGAACAAGGCTGTGTATGTGAAACCGCCTCTGCAAATCATCGAGAACGATTTGCCCGTCATCCGTATTAAACAGGGCTTTATACGTTGCCCTCAGATCTTCTGGTGAAATCATCATACGCCGCCTACAACCGCCTGCAGCGCATCGCCCGTTTCCTCACTCATGCCGTCCACCGCTTTTAACGCTGGCGCAGCATTACCAGCCGCTTCAGCCGCTTGCATTGCCTGCTGCATCTGGGCCTGTTCCTGTTGTTGTGCCTGCCGCTCTGCTCTCAATCCTTCAATTTCCATAGAGCCGCGAACAACCGTGGCTGGTATGCCCAGCACTTTAATCGTATGGCGTGCCAACCCATCGATATCGATATGGTCAATTACGCTCGGATCAATGCCCATGAGTGGCTGCAGCATCTCGATCATTCGCACAACGCCCTGCACTTCCGACTGTTTCTGGGCTTTGGCAAGGGGTGAGACATATTCGAT